TTTGATCATGCAACGTTTGCACGTTGAAGATCCGACTAATTTTGTGATGACTGGAAACGTACCGGGTGAGTGGGAACAGATCAGCATTCCTGCTTTGATCGATGACGATTACATCAGCCAATTGCCGGAGCAGATCCAAGCCAAGGTCCCAAGAGATGTAGAGCGTGATGATTTAGGCCGCCAAAGTTATTGGCCACTGAAAGAATCACTCGAATCATTACTGCAGCTTGAAAAGGGTGGTGAGGATAAAGACGGCGCGATTGTTTCTCGTTATACCTTTGCAAGCCAATACATGCAGAACCCTAAAAAGCTTGGTGGCGACCTTATCAAGACCGAGTGGTTTGGTCGGTATAAGGACTTGCCGCCTCTGCTGTGGCGAGCTATCTACGTCGATACGGCGCAGAAAGTTAAGACACATAACGACTACACGGTGTTTTTACTGGTTGGCTTGGGAATTGACGGCAAGATTTACATCATTGATCTGTTGCGTGGCAAATGGGAAGCGCCTGAGATGAACAGGCAAGCCAAGGCATTCATTGATAAGCATAAGGCTTATACATATGAAACAAGGCCTATTCGATGGATGAATGTTGAAGATAAAGCACATGGTACCCAGCTCATTCAGAATCTTGGTACCTATGCAGGCGTTCCATGTATTGCCATTCAGCGTGGTACAGACAAGCTCACTCGTTTCATGGATGTTCAGGTGCAATTAGAACATGACTATGAAAACAATCCTGAAGATCGTTTGGTAATGCTTCCAATTGGTCAACCTTGGGTTGCAGCATTCATTGAGGAGTGTGAAGCATTCACGGCAGATATGACGCATGATCATGATGACCAGGTGGATACATTGATCGATGCGATTGAAGAGGCAACCGTTAAACAGAACTATGAGCCTCCAATGGGTGGTTAAGATATGGCAAAGAAAGACAAAACCAAGAAAACAAATGACCCTCAGTCAGCAACGGCTGGGGGTTATTTGTATACACAGCAAGCGGAACAAGCATTTATCAAGTTTCTAACTCGGATGCCCGATATTGATGAGGTGCTTAGAAAGGCTGGCGTTTCTCGAAACCGTTTAAGCGTTTTGATGTATGACGATGAAATCTACCAATGCGTAGAAAAACGACAAGATAAACTTGAAAGTGCGCCTTTTCGATTGGAGCCAAATGACACTGCAGCATCGAAAATACTTGCAGATGAAATTCGAAAATGGTGGTCTGAGCTGACATTGGGAACACAGAATGCACGGTGGTACGGCTATTCAGTTATTGAGGCTGTATATAACCCAAATGCCGTACATTTTGAAGGGCAAACGATTACGCCATACATTGGTTGGCATTGGGTAGGTGTAAAGCCTATGCAATGGTTTGAACCAAAGAGTGATGGTCGTTTGATTCTTGGTCAGAATTACAATGATCAGCGCCGTGATATTGAGTGTGATCAAAAGTTTAAGCACTTCTTGACTCAGTGTAAGCCTACATTTGAAAACCCGTTTGGTGAGGCACTCTTTAGCCGCCTTTACTGGTTGCACTTCTTTAAGAATGGCACCTATAAGATGTGGGCTAAATATGTAGAGCGTTTTGGAAATCCGCTGTTAGTTGGTAAATCTTCCAAGGGTGTAAAAGAAATGCTTGCAGCTTTACTGAATGCTCATGCTCAGTCGGTGCTTTCTATTAATGCCGATGAATCAGTTGAAGCTATTACGAGCAATCAGAATGGATCTACAGCATTTGAGTCATTCGATAAGAAGATCGAGCGTAGTATTCAGAAAGTCATCTTGGGGCAGACATTAACAAGTAGCACGGATGGTCAAGGAAGCAGGGCATTAGGTGAAGTTCATTTAGAAGTTCAGAACAATAAGGTTCAAGCTGATATCAGAATGATTACATCTACGATTCAGGCAATGATTGATGCACTGTGCTTTATCAATGGCTGGGACCGTCACACAATTATTATTGGTGATGAGAAGTCACTCAACACTGATAAGGCGGGCCGAGATGAAAAGCTTAAAAATGCAGGCGCTAATCTGACTCCACAATATTTTCAGCGAGAATATGGATTGCAAGAGGGTGATGTTGCCGAGTCACAGAACAGCTTGCCACTGCCACAATTTAAAGCTTTGCCGAATCGAGCATTTAGCTTTGCTGCAGGTGTTAAAAAACTGAGTCCAGATCAGCAGGAAGTTGAAGAGCTTACTGACGCTCAGGGTCCACTAAGCTTGCTTGATCAGAAGCAGATTGCTGAATTGGTACAGCAGAGTGAATCACCAGAAGCACTTGCATTCAATTTGCAAAAGTTGATCCCGAATGCTTCTAAGACCGAGTTCACAGCTAATTTGGAAAGGGCGTTATATGCAGGTGATGTACTTGGGTATGTGCTATCAAGTGGGAGTTAGGCGATGCAACCTGTACCATTTCTTGAGGCTATGCAATACGCCCAGCTTAAAAAAATTGTATTGCCTGATGAGTTTTATTCATTGGATCTGCGCACTAGGCAATATGCAAGTACAGTTAGTTTTCTGTCCAGTCTTGAGCAGATTAATACAGTGATGCAGGCTGTAAATAAGTCGATTGCGGACGGATCAACCTTTAATGACTTTAAGGAGTTGGTCGCTAAAAACGAAATCATTTTGCCTGAATCTTATTTGGATAATGTGTTTCGGACCAACATTCAGTCAGCCTATGCACATGGAAGGTGGCAGCAACAGCAGCGAAACAAAGCAGCTAGACCATACCTGATGTATTCAGCGATTGATGATAGTCGGGTAAGACCAAGCCATTTAGCTATGAACAGGATTATCCGGCACATTGATGACCCTTTTTGGTTGATCTGGTATCCACCTAATGGATTTCGTTGCCGCTGCACTGTGATTGCCCTCACAGAGAAGCAGGCGCTTAAATATGGCATTACATCAGATGAGGATCTCCCTGATATCGCCGTTGATCTGGGATGGTCCACCAGTCCTGCAAATTATGGTGATTTGTCTGAACTGGTTGACCAGAAAATTAGCGATTCAATTTTAGATAAGGAGTTTCTGCTTAATCAGAAGCAAGTTAACAAGGCTGAATGGACTGCAAGTGAAAAGCTTATAAGTCTATTAGCGCCGATGAATGATAAGAGCTGTGATCTATTTGACACAATTGCCAAGACTGTGATTCCGCTTGATCCAAGCATAAGACCAAGCGCAATTAAAACCTTTTTAGACTATGTAATGGGTAACGATGTGGCGCTCACGGCGTATCTTAATCAAGCGCCAATCTCTAAAGCGGATGATGTGCTACGCCGTTGGTTTAAAGCGGATATGGCTCAGATTCAAGCTGTGTCAGCAAATACTGCTATAACTGTTTCTGGTACATCATCATTAAATTATGTGGCTTCTTTGCAGGTCGGGCAAACAATCACTTTGGATTCTCCATTGATGTTGGCTGCATCAAATACAGATGTTGTCATTAAGGTTGAGAATGCTAAGGGGCTGGGCATTGATCTTGGAAAGCTCAACGCTGGACAAGGGGTGTTGTTTGAGATTGGACTATCGTTTGAGGTTGTCTCAATCACAACTGAAAAAGGGCAATTAGTTTACACGCTGAAAGCCTTGGTAAATTAACTTTATAAATCTTAAAAGCCGTCCATTTGGGCGGTTTTTTATGGATGCTCATTATGCGATGGATTAGAGATTTATTTAAACGTGGACGTGGCTGTAATTGTCAAGGTTGCAAGATCACTGCAATGGGATGGGGTTATGCGCCATGTTCAACCACCAATAAAAAACGATCCACAAACACCAGACAGCCACCCAAAATTCCATGAGGTAAACAATGCCAGATATAGAAAATTCAAATCAGTTTTGCTTCCAACTTGGTCAGGTCAGTGTTGATGCTGAGCAGGAGGGCAAAAAGAAGCGCACCTTTTCAGGTGTGGCATATAGCGGTGAGGTAATTACCGACCATTGGTATTGGGATCGGGTCATTTTTGATCTTGACTCAATGCAGGTCAAAGGGCGTATTCCAGCCTTGCTTGAGCACTCACCACGGCAACGTGCTGGGGCAATCAATAGTCATGCAATCAACCATAAGGATGGTTTTACCGTTTCTGGTGACTTAATGAGCAATGAGTTTGGTACTCAGATCGCTCAGGATTCAGACGATGGCTTTCCGTGGCAAATGTCAGTGCGTATTGAACCCTCAACCATTGAGGAGATTCAGGCAGGTACAGCAGTTACTGTAAACGGGAAAGTGCACCAAGGTCCAATTACCGTGTTCCGTGGTGGCCGTATTCGTGAAGTGTCTTTTTGTGCCCTGGGTGCAGATGACAACACCAACGCTGTGGCAGCAAGTCATAGCCCTAAAAACTTTAATCAACAAGAGGACACAGACGTGACCGAACTAGAACAGGCAAAAGCAGCACAGCAAAAGGCTGAACAGGAACGTGATGCAGCTCAGGCTGAATTGAAAAAGTTTAAAGCTGATAAGCGTACTGCTGACATTACATCATTAGAAACCGAGCTGAAGATCCAATTTAGTACTGAAGATAAAACAGCGTACACAAATATGGATGATGCGACATTTAACTTTGCAGCAAAGCAGTTACGTCAATTCTCAAGCAAAACACCTGAACAGCAACCAGCGCCACAGCCCACACCTGCACAACCTAATGCAGCATTAGCGCATTTATTTACTCACCAAGCAAATAGTGGGCAAGGTGGTGGATCAGGTCAGCCACAAGGTTCTGCACTGGATCAGGCTTTTAATAAATTTGCAGCAGCACAGGAGAGTAAATAATGGGCGCAGCAATTACAGAAACAATCGAGAGTCGCCAGCTCGTTGTTGGTGATGGTGTTCGCACTGAAAATGTTAAACCAACAACAGCTACAGCTTATAAACGTGGTGACTTGATCGCAGTCAGTGCGGCAAACGTAGCAACACACCCAGCAGTTGATTCTGAGACTGATGTGGTGGGTGATTGGCATGCCATTGTTGTTGAAGATATGACCGCAGCGCAATCGACATATCATGCAGCGAACGGTCTTGAAATGCCTATCTATGTGCAAGGTCCTTTCGATATTGCCGTCGTAACAGTCAATGGAACCAAGCTCATTGCTAATCAAATTGATGCGGTTCGTGCACAAGGCCTTAAGAACAAAATCGAATTACGCAAAGTCGTGGGGTAAATCATGAGCGTTAGTTTTACATTTCAAAATGCACCTGTTGAGTTGCTGGATATTCCTCAGCTCGTTTTATTAACTGACACTACAAAAAAGGTGGATACATGGTTGATGGATCGTTTCTTTCCTCAACGTGTTTCTTACTCTAAAAAAGAAGTGCCTGTAGGTGAATTAAATACTGCAACACCGCTTGCGCCGTTTGTAAGCCCAAATGTAGCAGGTCGCCAAATCAATGTTGCTGAATCTGGCAAGGTTGCTTTTGTGAAGCCAGCATATTTAAAGCCGATGGTAACCATTGTGCCAGGTGATGTGCAGGATTCTGCATTGGTGGCGCAGTTACGCCGTTATGGGATTATTGCAACTGGATCGAATCGCTTAAGTGATGCTGAGTTGCTGTTGATTGATCAAGCGCAAAAGGCGGTTTATCTGCGACAGTCGATTGAAAATCGAAAACTACTGATTGCACGTGACGTTTTGCTATACGGAAAAACCACTTTTGCATCATCTGATTTTCCGTCATATACGGTTGATTATGATCGCAACTCTGCGTGTAATTTTGCACCATTGATTAAATGGAATCTTGCAAATGCAACTCCGGTTCAAGACATGCAAAGCATGATTGATATTTCGGTTGAGTATGCAGGTGTGGCACCTAACATGGCATTAACATCATCCAAAGTTTTTAATGTCTTGATTCAGAATGATGAGTTTAAGGAAAAATTCATTAAGCCTTATGCGTCAATCAGTGTTCCATTAACGCCAACATTTGATGATCCATCTAAACCTCAGTTCCGTGGCACTGTCGATAATATCCAAATTTGGACTTATGACGGTACTCACAACATGAATGGGGCAGTAGAGCGTTTCATTCCTGAAGATTTCTTTGGGATGATTTCTGATGCAAATGGTTGGATTGCACACTGTGCGATTCAGAATATTGAAGCATTTGGTCAACCATTGGAGTTTTTCTTAGCGCAGTGGCAGGAAAAGAATCCATCTTCCATTCAATTGTTGGCTGAATCTTCACCGCTTGCTGTACCAAACAATAAAAATGGTTTGGTTGGTGGTCGTGGCTTTGTTTAAGGAGAATTAAATGCCAAAGTACATTGCAAAACAATCCATTGGTCATTTTCGACCAGGTAGTGAAATTAAAGGGCTTGATGCGAACCGTATTCAAGCCCTTTTAGCATCTGGCGCAATCGAGGAATACACGGAATCCAAACAGGAGCAATCCGGTGATTCTTCAAACCAATTGCAGCAACTTGCTGCTGAAATTGCTGATCTGAAAGTGGATAATCAAAAGCTATCAGATGAAAAATTGAAAGCGGATGCCGAAATTGCTGATCTGAAAGCTCAGGTTGCTAAGCTTGAAAAGGAATTAGTGACTGCAACGGCGGCGACTGCAAAGAGCACCAAAGCTGCATCAGATAAAGGCGCAACTGAAACTAAGTAAGGTGAGCTATGTATGCGACCAGAGAAGACCTTGAAGCTAGATTTGGTGCTGATGAAATAGCGAACCTTGAGGCAATGCAAACACATCCCAATGCGGTCAATGAGGCCCTTCAGGATGCTTTTGAGGAAATCGATAGCTATGTTGCTGTTGCATATACGTTACCGTTGCCATTGATTCCAAGCACTTTAAAACGTGCGGCATGCAACATTGCCCGATACCGCCTTTACTTTCAACAACCGACCGACGAAGTTGAAAAACGCTATGAATCAGAAGTTGCTTATCTAAAGCGTATTGCTGATAAAAAGGCGGTGTTGCCTATTCTTGATGAAGAGGACAAGCCTACAGGCGAACTCCCACAACAGTCACCAGCTACGATGCCAATTGGTACAACGTATCGAGGTGGCATGTTTGCTGATGACATTCTGAATCAAATGCCAAGCTTAAAGTGAGGTGTTTATGCCTTTTGCAATATCAGTTAAAGCCGATGGCGAGTCAGCAATCATGCAATTGTTTGATCATCTCTTAGGATATGACAAGCAAGCTATGTTTGATGAAATTGGTGCTTACGGTGTCAGCTCCACTCAATTACGGTTTGTTGATCAATCTGATGTAGATGGTAATCCTTGGAAACAATCATGGAGAGCCGAGTTGCAGAACGGACAGACATTGCGTGATACAGGGCGCTTAATGAATAGCCTCACACACAATGTTATCAATAACGGTGTGGAGTGGGGAACCAATGTTGAGTACGCGGCAACCATGCACTATGGGGTGGAAATTTACCCTAAAACGGCTGGCTATTTGGTGTTTCAAGTAGCTGGCAATTGGCGCAAGGTTAAAAAAGTTGAGATTGAACCTCGAACATTTCTAGGTATTAACCAAGAAGATGATGAGGAAATCTTAAACATTATAGGGAGGCATCTAAGTGGCTAATTTCTTCGCTGTACGTGCTGAAATTGCTGAAAAGCTCAAAGAAATTACAGCATTTAAGCAGATATATACGCCGTTGAACTCAGTATCTGTAACTGAGATGTCTCAAGTCACACCATCGGCACACGTCAATTTTGTACGAGTTAAAAAGATTGATGATGCAGGTAAGGGCAAGAGCAACTTACTTGGGCTGCATTGGTCGGTAACGATTGCTTGTCGTAATGCGCAGGCACAGTTAAATGATTTTTCAGCCTTGGCTGATGAGGCAGGTGAACTACTAGATCAAGTTATTGAGCTTTTGGCTGGTTGGGAACCTGACAACTCTATCGAACCTTTACAAATCGTTGATGTTAAAGATGGCTATGGGCCTGCATTCGTTTATTACACCGTGATCTTCGAATCACGAAGAATTATTTAGGAGCTGCTTCATGGCAGATAAACAATACAAAGCCCTGCAACCTGTAGGGCGTTTTAAAAAAGGTGATTTTGTTGCAGGTCTTAGCGACATACAAATCTCTAATTTGCTTGAAATCAAGGTTATTGAGGAAGTAAAGCAAGAACAACTGGCCGAAAAAGAGATTCCATCGGTTGAAGTTAAGTCCACACCAAAACAGAAAGAGGTCAAAGTGAATGGCTAAGGAATATATCTATCTTCAAGGTAAGTTTTACTTATCGAAAATTTCAAATGGTGTAGCAGGTGCAATGCGCTTCATTGGGAATGTGCCTGAGTTTCAAATCGCGATTACAGCTGATTTGATTGAGCATACTGAAAGTACATCTGGCAACAGCACAACAGACTTCACAATGGTGAATACCACAGGTGTAGAATTCTCAGGACAGATTGAAGAAATCAATGCTAAGAATTTGGAATACATCTTATCTGGTACAAATCATGAAATCGCATCTACTACTGTGACAGATCAAAGTATTGGAACGGTCGCGGTTGGTGAAGAAATCCAATTGGGAGGTTATAACCTTACAACTGCGTCTTTCAAGGATTCAACAGGAACGCCTGTTACAGTAGATCCATCTAAATACACATTGGATGCGAAGTTTGGTACAGTGATCTTTAATGATGTAACTGGCTTAACAATGCCGTTAGAAGCTACATATACGACTGGTGCAGTCACGCAGACAACAATTGCAACAGACCTAGAAGAAGAATACGAACTGTTCTTTAAAGGGTATAACAAAGCAACCAAGACTCATGTTGCGGTTCGTTTATGGCGTACTAAGAAGTCACCAGAAACAACTTTCCCATTGATTCACAGCGAACTTGGACAATATGAAATTCAAGGACGTGCGTTATCTGACGTAGAAAAGGAATCAGATGCAACTCTTGGCGTTTACGGTCACATCGTAACTATTCCAGTAGCAGCTTAAAACAATACTTGCAGGCACAGGGGGCGCATAAGCGTCTTTTTTTGTGCCTGTATTTTAGGATTATTTCTATGAATGACTTTTTCCTTTTGAACAATGAATCATTGCCCTATGTTTTTGTTGATCAGAATATTGAGATTAAACAAATCCAAGTAAAGAACTTAAATCGGTTTGCTCAATTTGCAGATCCAATTAAAAAGCTAGAAAGTTATTCAGTAGAAACAATCACGCCGTTAATTGAAACCAATATTATTCAAATCATGGGTATATTTTCGATAGTAACCACACTGGATGCTAATTCTTTTATAGAGCGAAAGGAGAATATAGAAGCTATTGCAGATTTGATTTTAAAAATCATTCAGGTGAATGAGGATTTCTTTAAGAAAGAGCCTAAGGGAGAAAACAGCAAGGATTCCAGCTGGTTCGAGGCTTTTGCATATTTGATTAATCATGGACATCGGCAAGATGAAGTCATGAATATGTCTTATGGAGCATTCTTAAAGTACTTAATAGCTGGACACAGAGTGGATCATCAACAAGTGAAAGCTTATGCGATCGCTACAAGAATGGCGAATGGTGCTAAGCAGCAGGGATGGGATAAATATTTAAAGCAATTGGATAGATAATTATTAGGCTTAAAACTTCCCACCTTCCAGCCGATCTAGTAATTGTTTAACTTGTGAAGTAAGGGCGACAATTTCTTCTTCTGCAATATTTTTATCAGTAAAGCTTTGCTCAAGGCGAGCAATAATTTCTTGATTCATTGAGCGGGTATTTTCTTTGGCCGCTTCTGCGATTTTGTCTCGCATTTCTTCAGACCAACGAAGATTGTACTGAATAGTTAGGTTTCCACCATTTTTACTCATAGAAAGCCTTTTATAGAGTTATACCATTGCAACTCTGTGGATAATAATTCTATTGATCAGGTATTGACAATACTACCTGATTAATTCTAGTATTATTCATACCTGATTGATAGGAGGATAAAATGGAAGCGATAACCAAACCACAGCGCAAGATGCAGTACAACTTGCGTATTGATCACGAATTACATGAATGGTTGAAGGGGGTAGCAACAGAAAACGAAAGACCTGTTAATTATGTAATAACCCAAGCAATTAAAAAATTGCGTAAAGAAATAGAGAGTGCGAAAGCATGAAATCAATAGACAACAAAAAAGCCCTAAACTTTGGACGGTCGGGCTTAATTGATTGTCAACATAAAGGAAATTAATATGACTTCAATGAGTCTACAACAAATCACCGTACCTTTCCACAATAACGAGCTTATTGTGGTTGATTTTAATAATCAGCCATATACACCAATGCGCCCAATAGTTGAGGGTATGGGTTTGGATTGGAAAGCACAATTAGTTAAAATTAAACAAAGGTTTAGTTCAGTTGTGGGGGAAATCACCACAACTGGTAAAGATGGTAAGCAGTATCTAATGCTGTGTTTACCACTTAAAAAATTGTTTGGCTGGCTTATGACTATCAGCCCAAACAAAGTAAAACCAGAATTACGGGATACTGTCATCATGTATCAAAATGAATGTGATGATGTTCTGTGGGATTACTGGACTAAGGGGCAAGCAGTAAACCCAAGAACCACCAAAGTTGAACGAACCCCTTTGCATGATGCACACGCTTTGTTAGTGGCTAAAACCAAGCACCTAAGCTCAAGTGATGCATGGAAAATCATTAATCAAAGGTTTGGAACCAAAAGCATTAATGAAATTCCTTATGATCAGATCCCAGTAGCAGTGGAATACATTCACCACCTGATCGCTTTGTACAGCAATGCTGAGAAAAATACTCAAGGTTCATTATTCGATAAAGATATGTATGAACTTATTCGGCAATTCACAGAATCGGTGTTGTGTCAAAATTTTATGATGCAAAATGTTTGGCAAGCACTCATGCTCATCAATAATAGCGACATGATGTACTACTCAAAATTTGTGCTTGAATCAAATGAGCTTGCACGAAAGGTGAGTATGGAATTGGACTTCAAGACAAGGAAGGGTGTACCCTTGGTAAGTCCAGATTTGAAACAGATTAATTTTCATGGAGGAACAATCTTTGGGGTAGATCCAAAGTGGTTTAATGCTCCAGCTTGGTAAGTTAATAAAAAGACTTCAGCCGACCTAAAGAGGTCGGTTTTTATTGCCACAGTTTTCGCCGTTTGTTAAATTATGTGAGATTAATAACAATTGGTTAACATTATATGAATAAGTTTTTATTACTAGGGGCTTTATCTTTTTTATTATCTTCAAGTATTTTCGCGCGTGAAACAAACTCAATGCGCTCATCGTTTGAACTCGTTAGTGTTGGTGATAGTGAGGCGAGCTTATTGCAAA